AAGGTAGTTGCGCACCAGCGAGAAGCGCTCGCCATAGAGCCGCACCGCAGCAATCGTCGGACTCGCCTGTCCGGTGCCAAAGAGCCGCAGGGTGACCCGCGCGAAACGCCCCGCAAGTTCGCGCGACACATTCGTGGTATTCTGCACAAGGTTGGAGAAGCAGCCTGTTCTGTTCTTCACCTGGGCCCGGTCCAGTAGCCCTGCGTGCAATGGCAATTCACTGGGAGCGTCGATCCAAGCCAGCCGCGGCGCGCCTGTCGGTACGTCGATCTCCCCGGCGTAGTGCGTGTGCACGGGTGCGGCTTCAAGCGCGTCCTCCCGGTCCGCCACCTGCAGGTCGAGGGCGATCCCGGTGCCTGCCGGCAGATCGGCTTCGATGACCAAACGGTGCCAGATCGTCCCGAGGTTTTCGGCGCGGACCGGTTCGGCCGCAGGCGCCACTCCTTCGTTACGGTAGCTCGGCATCGACAGCGCCTGCAGCGCCCGCGGCGGAGCAGCCGGGCGGTCTGCCCCGGAGGCGAAATGCACCACATGCGCAGGTGCGACAGTGCCCCGGCAAATGCGGGCGGCGCCCGGCAGGATCAGTGGTGTCCGGTTGGGCTCGATGGAAAGCGCGGTGGGCTCCGTCCCGCCGATATCGAGCACGACGGCTCGTTTTGTTCCGGGATAGGTCAGCGCAATCCGAGTTTCGGAAATGAACCCGATGGAAGAGGCAAAACCCACAATCGGCACATCGAGCCGGAGTCGCGCGCCTCGCGTTGGGATGAACTCAACCCTTGTCTTCCTCAGAGCTGAAGAGGTGACGATAAGCACGGCGAGCAGTCCGTCGGCCCGCGCGGCGCAATCGAGGATGCGTTCGCCGGAGGCGCGGGGAATCGGGTCCTGTTCCTCCAGCCGCAGCGGGTTGGCGTATTCGGGATCGGGGCGGAAGATGTGGTCGGCATAGGTGCGGACCGCCAGATCCGGGAGCCCCGCCCCGGCTTCGCCCCAGAGCCGACCGGAGCCTCGTTCGAGCAGCCAGCGCCCCGCGACCCGATCAGGCTGCGCGTCCGGGATCGGGATCACAACCGGTATCGACCAGCGCCCACGCATATCGGCAATAATAAGCCCCTGCGCCTCCGGCCTGATGCGACCGGCGATCCGGAGAAGCCCCTCTGCGTCGACTGCCATGTCACGGATCTGCGCACCCGCCGGAATCCCGAAGACCGGCAAAAGCGGCCCATCCTCGGTTGCCCCAAGGATCGACCCCGGCTCGCTTCCGAACGAGGCAGTCGGGTCATAGACCGCCCAGTCGTCGAAATGGCCCACCGCAACGGGCGGCAGGTCGGAATTGGTCACCGCTTCGGCGCGCGCTCCTGCCTGTTCCGGCAGACGGATATCGCCCGAAAGATGCAGGCAATCGCCGGAGAACTGGCAGGACCCGTCTGAGAGATCGAAATCCGCGGCCTCGGCGAGCATCCAGAAACGATGTCCGTTGGCATCCATCAGCAGACCTCCGGGACAACAGGGATCGGCGTGCCGCCTTCGCCACCCGTTCCGCCTGCGCCACCGCCTTCGATGCTGCCCGCCGGGCCGCTCGGATCCTGAGTAAGCACCACTTCCGCGAGATCCGGAAGCATCCATTCCTCGAGGGTGAGTGACTGCAACCCGCTGCCCTCCTTCGGCAGCACAACCCAGGTCGTGGCGTCCTCGGATCGCTTGAAGAGATTGACGCCATATACGGCCTCAAGCCCCGCCACACGCGCAACAATGACTTCCAGTTCGAGATTGGTGACAGTGCGCCCGAGCTGCCATCCGGTACCCTCGCGCCCCCCGGGCTCCACCGGCGCGAGGAATAGGCGCAGGGAGTTCTCGACCTCGCCCAGCAACTTGTCGGGTTCGAACCCTTCCTTGACCTTCACCGACGCGCTCACCGAGAGCGGCTTGTATTCTGGGCCGATCACGTGGAGTTCTGTGCCGATGAGGCGGCGGGCGTCGAGATGATCCTGAACGGCCTGCAGCATTGCGCGATCCGGGCGCGGCGTGGCGGCCATCAGGTGCTTGGGCCGAGGGATCACCATGACCGAAACCGATCCAGCCACGTCGGACAGGCGCTGATACGGCCGAAACCGCGGCATCACCTCAACCCGGGCGATGTCGACGCCTGGGGTGAGCGGCGCCAGGTCCTTGAAATCCTGCTCGGTCACCGCGCGGTCGTTGTGGCGGAGATAGCCCGGGAGCCGAGTCTCCGCCTGTGCCAGGGTCTCGGCATCCTCTCCGCCGGTCGTCGGCACCGGCTGCGTTGCTTTCAGACGCGGATGGCTGATGGTTTCGATGGACTGGGATGGCAGGTTCCCGGCCCGTCCGCCGCCATGGCGGAGCTGAGTCGCGCGGACCTTGGCGCCCCGGGGAGGCACCTTGCCGGTCACCCCGTTGCCGAAACGCACCAACCCGGCCTCCGCATCGAGCTGATAGACCTGCTCGTGGCGCTTGTGGCCACCGAGGTAATCGGTCCGGGTCCAAGTCTCGAAGGCACCGTCGGTAGGCCGCACTTCGAGGATGAAGCTCTCGGGATCCACCTGTTGCACGGGTAACTGCATCACCTGATCCGACCCGCTGGTGGCCGAACCCAGTACGATGTTGCGCAACGACCGGCGCTGTTCGATTTCCACGGTGTTGATTCCGAGCCACGAGATGTTGAGCGTCTGGGCCTGTTCCTTGGGCGCCAGCCGCAGCCAGCCGATGAGCCGGGCCGCGATGGCTTCGTCGTCGATCCGCGGCGGGCGGTCGCCCACACCGGCAAGCACATCTTGATCCGGATCGTTTTCCGGCAGGCCGATATCGCGGGCATCGGGCAGCACCAGCCGCAGCACCCCGGGAGCGCTGAACCCGCTGGTGGAGTTGCTGACCGCCGGACCCAACGTGGTGTACTCAGGAAGACCGTCCGGCCGGGTGTTCTGGGTCGGCATCTGCCAGACCCAGTTGTCGGGGCGCGGTTTCGGGGCGTCGATGGACTGTGTATCGAGTGGCGCCTCCGACTGCGGGGCAAAACCAACATTCAGCAGGATCGGCTGCGCCCCCGACCGGGTGAAGACCTTGTCGCGGAACACGTCCTTGTCCTCTGGCGCCTCAGGGGCCAGCAAAGCGATCCAGAGGCACTGGTCCAGCGTCTCCTGCGCGATGTCGAAGCCCTCGGGTTTCGACCGGCCGTCCGCAAAGAGCGGTGTGGTGACGTACGGAGAAGAACTCTCGAGGTCATAGACCGACTGCAGCGAGGTCTGGATGCCCGCCACGGTCGCGCTCTCTTCGTCCGTGGGAAGCCGCTTGACATAGACGGCCCCGGTCACGGGCAACACATATCCGGCCTCCATGGTCTCGAACTCGACCGGACCGGGGACCAGCGTGCGCGCCGGAACCTCTACAACGCCCAAATCCTTGGGGGCGGCATGACGCAGTTGCAAAAGCCCCTTGGCCGAGGTCGCTGCCCGCATCGGCATGTCGAGGAGTCGCAAGAACATGAGCCGCTGCCGTTCCGGCAACAGGTTGATCCGGTAGAGCAGCTTGTCGCTCATCCACGCGAAGAGGTCGATTAGCGCCCGCCCCGGATCGCCAGGCGCCGGGTTGCGCCATTCCGGCGTGTGAGCCGGGATCTGCCGGATCAACTCATCAGCGAGCTGTTCGGCGGTCTGATCATGCAGGATGTAGAACGGTATCGGCATGCCTCAGCTTCCAAGGACAAGATCGAAATGGAATTGGTGCGCGGTACCCGTGCGCTTGATGCGATAGGCGAGCTCGACCCGCACGGCGTCGGGCCGGCCCTCGATCTCCCAGACATCCACCGCGTCGAGCATGACCCTGCGTTCCCAGCGGGCGATGGACTTCTGCACCAGGTCGCGGATGCGCCTGCGGGTCCCCAGCGTGTTGGGCTCGTGCAGCATGTCCTGCAGCCCCGCCCCGAAGGACGGGTGGAGAAGCATTTCTCCGGGCTGGGTCAGCAGGATCACCTTGATCTGGTCGCGGATCGAGCGGTCAAGATCGGGATATGAGAGCGCGCCGTTCTCCGGCTTTGGCGACAAGGGCCAGCCGAGTTGCAGACGCGGCAGGTGCGACGGGCGGTTTGCGGTCGATATGTCAGTCGTCACCGGTCAGCCTCCCTTTTTCGGGAAGGGGATGCAGATGCGGATGAACGGCAGCCACCAGAAGAGAATGTGGAAGAGAACGAGGAAGATCTGGAGCACGATAAAGGCGCAGATGGTGATAATCGGGATCGAGAAGCCGCAAATCATGCCCCAGCCGAGCTTGTCCTTCGGCTGCTCGCCCTCCATGAGCTTGTCGAGCTTGAGCCCGGACATGAACTTCTGGATCTCCTCTGGCACCTTGAAGGCGACATTGGGCGTGATCTTGCCCTTGAGACCGCTTGGGTTGGGCAATTCCACAACCGTCGGCGGTGCCTCGCCGCCTTCGTACCACGGGACGATCTCGATGGGGCGGCGCGGCTCGGTCCAGACCGTGAGGGGCGGACAGCCGCAATCGGAACGGTCGACACGCACGAAAGCCTGGATTTCATAGCGCGCATTCATGTTCTGGTATCGCGACTCACCGGGGCTGAGTTCGGTCCAGCGGGCGGACACCGCTTCGAGCGCGGCTTGCACGATAGAACTCTCTTGCGTGGTCGAGAAACTCGGCCAGCTAATTGGAAGCGCCTGTTTCGTGATGTTCGGGTTTCGCTCCAGAAGCGAGGTATTGGCGGCTTTGAGAAAGTCGTAGAAATTCGTGTAGCTGTCCGCCCCGTGGAGCTTCACACTGTATTTCTTCAGCTCGTTTCGCAGCGTCTCAGTCGGCTTGTCTTCGAGGAAGAGTCCGGCTTCCTGCGACAGGTAGCGCAATGCGGCAAGGATTACGTCCAACGCATCCGACGGGTCGGCCGCGTCACTCGTGTTGATCGTCTGATTGGCGAGCGGCGCCTGCGGCGCCTCCGTCTCAACGCGATTCGTGCTCCAGAGCAGGCTGGGCAGGCGTTCGGAGATGTCATCCTCGGTGAATGGCGCGTCCGGAGCGCCGTCCTCTTCGGAGCGTTCATCCGATGTCACCGGCAGGTAACCGTAGAGGATCGTCTTGCCGAGCTTCTCGCAGAGCGTATCCGGTACAGCAAAGAGTGGGGTAAAGGCTTCGCTGGCAGTTTCCTCTTCGGTGAGCAAACCGGTGGCGTGCTTGAGGATCCGGCCGTTCTTCCCCTGCGCCGCCAGTTCACGGTACTCGGAGGACACGTCCGGGGCGAACCGCCCCGTCCCGCCGGTCACCGGACGCCATCCGAGGATCTTCCCGGCGCGCGATTTCCAGCCATAGAGCCCCGAGGCGTAGGTGGCGAAGGTATCGCCCGGCCCCGCCGCCTTTGCCTCTGTGTCGCTCACATAGCGGCGCATGGTGACCCCGGCGCCGAGGATATTCTTCGGATCGAGCCGGGGCAGCCCGTCGACCTCGCAGGCCACCTCGACCGCCACGATGTTGAACGACCGGTGCACCGGCTGATAAAAGCGTGGCTCGCCCGCGTCGTTTACCCGAGAGAATGCATCGCGGGGCCCGAGTTCCGCCTGCCCCTCCGGCGCTTCCATCCGGGACAGGAACCAGCCAAGGAAGTCCTGTTCGATGATCGACAGAACCGTCGGCCCGTCCGTATCGGAACTGAGCCCCGGCAAGCCAAGCCCGCGGAGTATGACCGTATGCCCTACCATATGTTGCCCGCTCCCGGTGTGTAGGTGGACGACACGACCGTGTTGGTGATGAGCACGTCGCACTGCACGACGCCCGAGAATTTCGAGAGCCCCGAATTCACCGTGACCATGCCGGAATTTACCTCGACGGTGCTTGCGTCGATCTGGACCGCGGCGCCGGTCTGGACGGTCACGCCCGAGGGCTCCAGCGTCATGGTCGAAGAACCGTTCGTCACTTCCACCTTGGTGCCCGCGTCGGTCACCACCACCTTGACCCCGCCCGCAGTCTCCATGGTGATCTCGGAGCTCTGGCTCTCGTCCATGACGATATGGGTGCCGTTTGTCCCGGTCAGGCTCCAGCGCTTGACAGCTCCCCCGTCCACAGGTTCGTCGGCGGGCTGCGCCTCTCCGGTATAGAGCGAGCCCAGAACGATCGGGTAGTTCTGGTCGCCCGCGACGAAACCAACGATCACCTGGTGGCCCACATCCGGCAGCATGACCGCGCCATAGTCGCTCCCGGCAAAAGGCGCCGCGACCCGGGCCCAGATACCCGACTCCTGGTTTGTGGGCCCGGAAAAGCCGTGCAGCTTGACCTTGACGCGGTAGGTGCCTTCGGGGTTATCAACGTCGATCACCTCGCCATAAGCCAGCGGCATCGCGGTGATGGGAGCGTGTTTGGTCATCTCATCCTCCCCAGAAGGCACATTCTGCCCGGAAATCCGTCACATAGCCGCCATCCTCGCGACTGAAATGATGCTGGGCATGGGTGACGTAATAGGTGTTCTCGAAACGCGACCCGACGCCGGTGATTTCCAGAAGCGTGCCGACCCGCAGGCTCGGATCGCCGGTCACCGTGCCCTCGGCGGTCACAAAGCGGCGCTGGCGCACGGAATGCATTGCGTCGGCCACTACTTGGCCCTCGGCCTCGGTGGCCACGGCAATCTCGCCAATATGCTCCGAGCGGGGGTCGAAATGCTCTTCCAGGAACTCGTGCCCCCGCCGTCCCTGCCCGGCGCCTGCCTGCACGCCGGCGCCGCTGGTCACGTGGAACCCGGCATTCGCCGCATGGTCCCAACCCGCCAGTGTCACCTCGCTCACCTGCTGGGCCAGATCAGCAAGGCCGCGGAAACTGGTGAGCGTCTGGCCAAACTCGATCTGTTTCGTGCCACGGTCCACCAAGGCGCGCGGAGAGATGTGCAGTTCCGTCCCGACGATCTGGAAATCCACATCGAAGCGGGCGCAGATGCGACGCAGGAAACCCAGATCGGTCTCATTGGCCTGCATCTCCTGAGCGATGTCCATGTCGAGCTCGGCGGCCACCACGGTGAGCCCGCTCTCTTGCACCACCGCGTCGACGAGATCGCCCAGCGTCATCTCTTCGAAGAGCTTGGTCCGCCGCTTGAGCCGCGCGGTCTGGAGCTTGTCCTCGGCCAACACGATGAGCAACGGCACGCTCGCCCCGTCCATCACAAGTTCCAGCCCTGTGATCCGGCCGACGAACACCTCCTGCGGGTCGTGGTTGGGGCCGCTCACCACGCGAATTTCCGCGCCGAGCGACAGGGACGTGTTCGACGAAGTCTCGAACGGCATCTCGTTGCCGGAATTCTCCAGATTGGCGGCGTTCTTGAACGCCATCTCCAGCGACGACATGCCCCCCTCGCTCTCCGTCATCTCCATCGACTGGAGGAGCGTTGCCGCCATCACATCCTCCTGCCCGTCGATCTCGAGCCGGGGTATGGCGTTGTAGTAGAGAAGCTCGTCGCTCTGTGCGTTCATCGTCTACACCTCTCAATCCGCCCGGAGCCGCTCGGCGCGTGCCTCGGCACGCCGGATCTGGACCATCACCTTGCGCATGTCGATCTTGGCATCACCCGGCAGTTCGGTGGGCGGCTGCGCCGTCTTGACCGGATCGGCGGGCTTGATGGCTTCGGCTGTGACTTCTTCGATGATCACCGGCATGGATCAGTCCTCCCCGAAAGTGATGGATGTGCCGACCTTGGCGGAAAGGCTCGCACCGCTCTGGGCCTTGAGGGAGCCGCCGAGCGTCGCGCTGCCGGTTGTGGCCGTGACGGCGGCGTTGGCCGAGCTCAGGCTCACCGGCTTCAGTTCCAGTTTCGGCGGCTTCAGCGAGAGCCCGGAGAACGCAGCAGTCGTATCGTTCCCGAAGGACGCGCCTGCGCCCGCCGAAAACCCCGCACCGGCGGGTGCGCCGAACCCAGCTCCCGCGCCTGCGCCGAATCTGGCCCCCGCCGAAGCGCCAAAGCCAGCCCCTGCGGAAACCCCAAAACCCGCTCCTGCTGAGGCTCCAATGCCGGCCCCGGCAGAGGCTCCAAAATCGACACCCGCAACTGCGCTGATCCCGGCGCCCGCTCCGATGCCTGCGCCAATTCCGGCGCTCAGCCCCCCGCCGAGACCGGCACCGAGGCTGGCACCGGCCTGTGCGAAAGCCGCGGGCGCGCGGCCAAGCTGGCCCGATTTCTCTGGCATCGCGACCTTGTCCACGCCGGGCTGACGCGGGTTTTCCACGCCGTTCGCGGCGCTCGCGGCATTGTCCATGGGTGCATTGGGGTCGACATCCTGTTCGACCGCTCCAGAGGCGAACGGGTCGTTGTTCACGGCGTCGTTGGAATAGGGACCGGTCTCGTTGCCCTCGCTGTCCTGCCCCTGGCGAGGATCGAAACTACGTTCCTGTTGCGTCAGCGAAACCGATACCTTTGCCCGGAGCGGCACGCCGTCGTGGGAAAAGAACTCCAGCGTCTCGGAATAGCTGTCCATGTAGCCCTGGAACAGGATCGCGCCCCAGTCGAACTCAACCACCATCGGCGGGGGCAGCGGGTCGCCGCGTTCGACTTCCATGGTGATGTCGAGCGGCTTGAGGAATTTCGCCACCTCATGGGTTTTCTGCCGCACATCGACGCCGGTATCGGTCGTGTCGAACTGCAATTCTAGGCTTAGCTGCGCGGAGGCTTCATCGACGAGCTGGGTCGGACTGTCCCCGGAGCTTTCCTTGAAGTTATTGGAAAGCGTGATGTCGAGTGTTTCGGGATTGAATTGCACTTCAACGGCCTGCGCATCCTTGTCGCCCTCGGACAATTGCGCACCGTTCTGGTCGGTCACCGGCTTGAGCTTGGCGTGGGTAACGCTGATGCCCCGTCCTGCGTCGGCGGTCATGCTTCGCCCTCCCCCATGAGCCGCATGCCCTCGTGGTTGAGATGCAACTCCTCGATGCCGATTTCGGTAGACGAAGACGACAAATCCGCCGCCTTCAGCTTGATCGGCAAGCAATTAGCGAATTCCCAACGCAGAAGGCCTGTCCCGTTCACCTCCTCCGCCGCGCCCATCATCACCACCCGCGCGTTGAGCCGGTAGGCGTAGGCCCCGCCCGCAACGCCCTGGAACCAGGTCCAGAGGCCACGGTCGCTGGTCATCCCCCGCTTGAGCACGAGAGTGGCGAAATTGCTCCGGCCAGCGCGCTGGATTTCTCCCCAGTTCCGCCCCCCTTCGCTGATCGTGTGCGGATCCATGCTGGCCTCGAAACCGGAAACCTCGGAGAACTGCCCGGAACAAATCGGCTGGGCTGCTCCGGAACTCGCGTCATCGAGCGAGGTTGAGTGGAAATCCACGCGGAATCGGAAGAGCGGCAGAAAACTCATCGCGCGATCCCTCTTTGCGTGAAGCTGCCCTCGGCGGCGATCAGGCTGATTTCGATAAACTCGATGGAATGGGCCGGGGCGAAGGTGATCTCGGCAATTGCGCGGCCCGCATCGATATCGGCCTGCGACATGGTTTCTGGCCCGCAGAGCACCTGAAACGCCTCTTCTTCGCGCAGGCCGCGAAGCGCCCCTGCGGAATGAAGCTGGCGCAAAAGCGTGGTGAGCGACATGGCCACATCGCGCCAGAAGAGCGGACCGTTGGGATCGAACACTGCCGTCTGCCCCCGATGCCGCGCAGCGCGCAGGATCAGTGCGGTGAGGCGGCGCAGATTGGCCTGATTGTAGACTTCCGGGTCGGTGATACGGTCGGAGAGGATCGCCGGCCCGCGCTGGCCGTAACCGATCACGCTCATCTGCGGTGCGGCCTCGAAGGTGACCGCATCAAGAGCGCCATAGGGCGTCTGTGCAGCGAGGAGTGCCCGGCCCGCGACGGTGCGCCATGCTCCCTGCGCCAATGTCGAGGCCGCGATGTGGCCCGCGAGCAGGCCATCCGCCGGGGCGGCGCCGGCGGGCATGTCATCGGCGGCACGGCTGGTGATCCACGGGGTGACGAGCTGGAGCTGACGGTGCGCCATGCCCTGCCCGACGTTTCCAGTTTTGACGATCTCGAGCACATCAATTGCACCGAGCTCGCCCGCATCCTCATCAACCAGCGGCACCGCGCAAAGCACCATCACCTCCGGCGTGATCAGCTTGACCTGATCAGCGGCCCAAGCGCTGATCCGCGACCAGACTTCCAACCCGTTGACGTCAACCGAGGCGGGTTTAGACGCCTTGATCTGGCCGTTGAGAACGGTGTCCGGTGCCGGGGCACAGACCTGGAAGATCTCCTTGGGCCGGGGCAACTCGTCGGCCTCGCGGGAAACACCCGGCACGGTCGCGACGAGTTCCGGCAGATCAGGCATCAGGACCATCGCCACGTCTTCAAGCCCGTGCAGATGCGCCAGTCCGTGCCAGGGGTCCCGGGTCGGGTATTCCGCGGGGAGCTCGGGCAGCGTATCGGAAAGCAGTCCGGCAAGGTCTGGCGCTCCATCTCCGTAGCCGCCGCCGACCAGGGTGCTGAGCGCGGCGACCCGGTCCTCCTCGCTGCAATAGCGCGGTGGCGGATCGCCCATGCGAACGATGACCGCCTCGCGCCCGCCAGCCCCGAAAAAAGTGCGCAGCGCCACGCCCAAGGGTGCGCCGACCAAACGGCTCTGGTCGAAGGCCGACATGGGGAACCCAAGGGTAGCATGGGTGTAGACGGTCAGCGACCCGGCCCCTTGGGCGGTCCGCCGGAACTCCAAAGGCGCCTTGTCGCCCACGGGCTCGCCCTCGGACACGTCGACCCCTTTGAGCGTGAGCGCCTTGGAGAGATCGCTCACGACCTGTTCCCGGGTGATGGAGCCGGAGGTCAGCGTGACCCGCTGCTCTTCCCCGTCAAGATTGACCACGAAGAGCGTCTCGTCCTCGGCAATCTCCACGGTTTCCGCCAGGGGGCGGGAGATCACCGAAACGCTCCGATCCACCCGTCCGCCGGTGTCGAAGAGTGCTTCGACCTCTTCAAGCGAGCGCACTCGCACCGGCAGATCGACCAACGCGGCGCCAGTACGAGCGGCGCGCACTTCCCACCCGGCATCGCTAAGTTCCATGGCGACGCGCACGCGGGCCGTCTCGGCGACCGCCCCCGACCGCAGCGGCAGGAACCCGACGAACAACGCAATGTCCACGCGGTTGGGCTCCGCCGCCGCCCGCGGCGCTTGGGGCAAGAAGCTGATGCCGGGCACGCGCATGAATCAGCTTCCTCAGGCGACCTGCTCGTACTGGATGTCGCCGACCGAGAGCGTGAGTTCCTCCATCGCCACATCCCCGCCGCCCTTCGCCGAAAGCGACGGCCCCGTGTACTTTGTCGGGAACACGTCGAGCAGCACCCATTTCTGGACTGCATTCGCGCCGGTCTCGTCCATGAGCGTCACGGTCACCGTCTGCTTGGCGCCCTCGACCTTGCCGTCCTGCAAGTCCTTGAACATCTGGAACACAGCGTCGGAGTTGATGATCCCCCGTTTCAGTGTGACATCCGTCACCTTGAACATGCCGGGGATCTTGGTGACCACGTTCCGCTTGTCATTGCCGTTGCGGTACTCGGCCACGGTGATCTCGGTCCCGAGGCCCGAAACCTCGGAGAACCCGCCCTCCATGTCACCGTTGCCGAAGGCCACGGTGAAATTGAAGGCATTATAGGGAGAGTTGCGATCAGGCATCAGATTTCTCCTTAGCTCGTTGCATCAGCGGTCTTCTGGCCGATGCGGAAGATAACGAATTCGGCGGGCTTGATCACAGCGATGCCGATCTCGCAGATCAACCGGCCGTTATCGAGATCCGCCTGGGTCATGGTGGAGCGGTCGCAGCGCACGAAATACGCCTCCTCCGGGGTCGCGCCGAGAAGCGCGCCCGAACGCCATTCGGCGAACAGGAAGGACGAGATCGTGTCGGTGATGTTCGACCAGAGCGCCGGGCCGTTCGGTTCGAACACCGACCATTGGGTCGACCGGTCGATAGAGTGCTCCACGTAGTTGAAGTAGCGGCGGACGTTCACATAGATCCATTCCGGATCGCTGCTGACCGTGCGCGCGCCCCAGACCCGGTTGCCGCGCCCGAAGAAGCTGCGCAGGCAGTTGATGCCTTCCGGGTTGAGCACTTCCTGCTCGCCCTTGGAAATCTCCCGCTCGAAGCGCAGCGCCCCGCGCACCACTTCGTTGGCCGGCGCCTTCCACACCCCGCGCTGGATGTCGTTGCGGGCATAGATGCCGCAGACGAAACCCGAAGGCGGCAGCGCCAGTTCCTTGGGGATGGTGTCGTCCGATGGCCGCGCGGAGGGGTTCGAGACGACGACCCAAGGGTAGTACAGCGCGGCGTGCTTGCTGGCGAGCGCGGCGCGGTCGTTGCGCGCGTCACCCACCGAGCGGTTTTCCGGCGTGTCGAGCACGGCGATGCGGTACTTCATCCGCTCCGCATGGGAGATCAGCGAGAGATGCACACCGAGCGTGCTGCTGGTCGCCGAACTTCCTGGGGCCGCAACAATGGCCACATCGCTCACTTCTTCGAGCAGCGCCAGCGCCTCGTCATAGCTCAGGATCTCGCTGTCGGTGTCCGAGACCACGCATTCATTGCCGTCGATCCCGCCGGTGAGCTGGAACTCCTCGGTGCCGTCTGTGCCGTCGGGGAACATGGCAAGGCGCAGGCTGTGGGCCGTCGTCGCGCCGTCCTGATCGAACCAGTAGGGCTGAGCCAGCGTCTGCCCTCGACTGGTCGGATTCTCCGACAAGGCGTCGGCAAGTGCGCGTGGATGACCCGGACCGAAGCCCAGCCCCTCGATCAAGATGGGGCCGCCTTCGGCATCGTCGTCCGCAGTTTCCGCCCCCGGGCGAATTTCGAGGTTCAGCGTCACGAGCTGTGCATCCGTCGGCAGCGCCCCGACATCCAGCGCGTCGGATCCGTCGCCCACCGGGTTTTCCACGTTCCAGACCCCATCGGCGGCCTTGACGAAATAGTTCGTCCCGCCGGTCTGCACCATCGAGCCCGTCGGGGCTGCGTTGAGCGTCGTGGCGGTCGCGGGCGTGAGCTTCTGATAGGCGATGATGAAGCCATTGAGCCCCGAACCGGGCGATCGGGCACGGACACTCCCCACGACGCTGTCATCGGCCGCCGTCACATCTGCGCTCGCGGAATTCGCCTCGATGGTCCGGGTGCTGGGCGTGGTAACTTGCCGGGCGGTGAAGGTGCGCGCCACGTAGAGCCGCCCGCCGCCGTTGTCGAAGAACGCCTTCGCCGCGTGGGCCATGAAATTCGTGCCAGCCGTCCCGCTGATGCTCAGATCGGCCAGCCCTCCATAGATCCGCTCGAACTCACCGAAGCTCGTTATGACATCCGAGACCATGCCTAGCGGCCCCTTTCGGGTTGGTCCCACGAAAGCGGTGGTGCTGGTGCCCACCCCCTGGATGGATTTGGCGCGAAAGCTCGTCTCTTCGACAAAAACGCCAGGTGCAAGATATTCAGGCATTTTCAGACCTCCGTTTTCCTATGTCTGTGGCTTGAGAAGGAAGGAGAGGCCATCCGAGAGGATCCGCCCCGTTTCCAGTTCAGGTTTCGGCAGGTCCCCGGTGACGGGCACCCATGTCTGGCCGCTTGCAGTGATGGCATCGGGGTCGGGCGGCCATGGCTGCCCCGGGCCGGTTTCGATAACGATTCTCGCGGCGACCTTCTTGGTGCCGACTGGCGCGGGTGCCGGGCCACCGCCCCCACCGCCGCCTACGGGCGAGGGCGGCGTGGTGGTGAAATCGATGATCGGGATGCCCACGGCGATGCCGAGCACCTCGCCGCGGTGGTCCGAAATGCCGCGGCCCAGAAGCGCGTCGTCACTGTCGCGCAGTAAGGTGAGCCGGGCACCCGCAAGCGGAACGTCACCGTCCGGCGATTCCTTGCTAAGTGTCGCGCGGATGCCCGACCAGTTTTGACCTATGGGTGCGGCAGGCGATGCGAACATTTCCACCTTGAGCGCGGTCCCCGCCTCATCGCCGCGCGGCAGGTCGATCTCATAAGTCCGTGGCACGTAGAGCCCTGCCGGATTTTCGATCGTGATGTCAAAACTGAGCGCCCCGTCCGCGAGCCCCCCCGGCGCTTCCTCGAAGGCGTCGAGATGCTCCGCCAGCGTGCGTTCGTCCTCGGTCCGGGGCGTGAGCCCGTTCACCACATGCAACCCCGACCGGTTCCGCACAAATCTCAGGCTCTCCGAAGACAGCTTCATCGGCGCGGTGATCCGTTCCGACGTCGCTGCATCAACCAGTTCCAGCGCGCCGAGAACGCGCCGGTCGATGAGCGAACGCGACTGCGAGAGTTTCGGAGCCAGCATCACGCCTCCTCCTCTTCCAGCCGCGCATGTTCGAACCGCGTCGCGATCACGTTGGGCGCATCTTCGGCCACTGGCGGGTCGATATGCACAACGCGGGCCACATAGGTCGTCGAGAGCCGGTAAGTCGGCTCCATCACGTCCCAGATCCGGCAGAGATCCTCCTGGGTTATGTTGGTGGGCGAAATCTGGATGCTCTCGTCCTTTCTCCACCCGCCGATCTGCATCAGCGTCGAGGCATCGAGCACCGGGCTCCAATGGAGTTGGGCCATCACCCAGGCAATGAGCAGCTGTTCAGTATGTTTGTTGTCGGTCCAGACCGTGACCATGTAATGCAGATCAAGAGGCAGAGCCCGCGACACCGGCGGCACCGTCCGGCCCGCGCCTGCGGGGTGCAAATACTGGTCGATTGACATCCGGTAGAGAAAGAGCGAGATCGTGGTTTCGGTGAAACTGTCGGCCTCCGAGAAGTCCGCACTCTTGGCCAGCTCGAACCGGCAGGAATGGTCGGCCCGAAGCTCGGCCGGATAGATGTTGCGCAGGTATTGCACCAGCGATTCGCCAACAGAATATGCCGCCGAAAACCCCGCCATCACTGCCCCTCCACAGGCCGGCCACCGAGCCGCCCGCAATTCCTATCCTTGGCGCTCGCCTCGCCATCCGGTATCGCGTCCACCTCGTAGGCGTTGCGCAGAAACTGCACAATCGAGTTGCACACGGAATGGATGCTATTTATGTTGGCCATGACATCACCATGCAGGTCCCGTTACGTATGATTCCAAGAACCGTCTCGCCTTGCGTCTTCCGTTCGAAAAGACCGTTACTAATGCCAGACAACGTCCGGCAGCAGCGCCGCGACGACAAGACTCACAATTTTCTCAATAGATGCTTCGCCGTAGTGGACAAGGACGGGCCTTGCTTCCACCCCCAGCAAGCTCTTACCGGAGCCGTCAACCGACAACACCAATCCGCTCGGGCAATGTCTCACTACGTCGAGACACTCTCTCAGCAGCTCGCTTGTCCCCAGACCGCATATCACTACTTTCACCATTATCTCGCGAGTCAATGGGTCAATTTCGGTCAGATCTCCGGCCCTGGCGACAACAATGTCGGCCGACGCTTCGTTTATGGCCTCCTCGAGTATGTCTCCTAAGAAGGGCCGGCAAACCGACTAGAAGAACGGTCTTCTGCCCCACGCTACCGCCCACCTGTGTACTTCGCACTAGCATATCAGTCCGAGCGTGTCGGGAAAGAGATCCAAGGATCGGCTTGTAGATCTACTGATGGTGCCAATTAGGTCTAGATCTACAGAGCGCGCATAGATCTGTGAGGTACACGGAGATAGATCCAACGGTCTATATTTCGAGATGCACCGCCCTACGTGCAAACATAAGGGACCGACCCGAGGTCAATTCACCTCAAGGAGGGAACACGGAAGGACGTGTATGGGGCTGGTACTACACCGAAGTACTTTGGCAGACACTCGCATCTGCCAGCCTCATGCAGCTGCTGTGGCGCAAGCACGCGACTGCTTGACCACGATTTGAGACGTCGAGCTTGTCCAGAATTTTATGGACGTGGTTCTTGACGGTCGACAATTGGATGTCCAGGGCTCGCGCGATATCCTTGTTCGAGTATCCCCTTTCGATCAGGGCCGCGATTTCACGCTCGCGTCTGGTCAGCCTAAGCAATGCCGAGCGCATGCCCTGCATCTGACGAGTCTCCGTCGCAACGCGGCGGACGAGCGCGGCGGTGGCCTTGGGCGAACAGCGCACCCCTCCCCTGGCTGCGCATTCAAGGGTAAGGATGAGTTCTTCCAACGAGGCCTCGACTGACACCATACCGCTGACACCAAGGGCAGCGCATGCTAGCACTTCTGGCTCGTTGTCACTGGCACCAACGACGACAACTCTACAGTTGGCCAATCGAGCGACCAACCCTTCGATCCAGGACCCACAATCCAGATCCGAATATCCGATGATTGCTATGTTCGGGTCGAGACGACAAACCCGTTCAAAGGTGTCGATGTTAAATCCGCCGCAGCCGAGAATCTTGAACCCCTCTTTCTGGGCCAGCGATGCCGCAAGCCCATCACGATACAGTCGCACGTCAGTCACTATAAACACATTTATCATTTCGGCTGTCCCTCCCCTAAAGCGCAAATGCGAACGGATTCGCCGGCCTGACGATTGGTCCGCCGGCAGATACCGGGGCGGCGGGCCCCTTCGCATAACGCGCAGACTCTTCCTAACATCAGTGACACTGCGAGCCGTTCTCGCAAAGCACATGGTGTCAGACACCGCACGCCTATCAGGATCGTGGCCT